CACGAGAATACGGCGGTAATAACTCTAGTAAACGATAGGAAGATCTATCTAAAAGGGTCTGATAGACCAGATACGATGCGAGGTGTGGGTCTGGCGTATGTCGTGATTGACGAGTACGCTGACATGAAGCCCCAAGTGTTCGAGCAGATCCTTAGACCAGCACTGTCAGATGTAAAGGGTGGAGCACTGTTCATTGGAACCCCAAAGGGCAGGAATCACTTCTACGAGTTGTACCAGATGGCTCAGAGGGATGAAGATGAAGATTGGTCCTCGTTTCACTTTACTTCTTTTGATAACCCTCTACTCGATCCTAAAGAGATTGAGGCTGCAAAGAAGTCAATGTCTTCCTTCAGTTTTAGACAGGAATACCTTGCTAGTTTCGAAGCCGCTGCGTCAGACCTATTTAAGGATGAATGGATTAAGTATGTTGATTCTGATGATCTGCCTGATGACGGTGCTTATTACATCGCTGTTGATTTGGCTGGCTTTGAAGATGTAAGCAAGCAGGCTGGCAACAAGAGGAAGAATCTTGATGAGTCTGCTATAGCTGTGGTTAAGGTTTGTCAAGATGGTTGGTTTGTGGACACTATAGTGGCGGGTCGATGGGATATCAAAGAAACAGCTTTAAAAATATTAGACACAGCAAAAAGTTACGATGTCAGATTAATAGGCATAGAGCGGGGAATGGCAAAGAATGCCGTACTCCCGTACCTACAAGACTTGATGAGAAGGAAGAACTATTTCTTGTCAGTGATAGATCTGACTCATGGCAACAAGAAGAAGACGGACCGTATAGTATGGGCTTTACAGGGTCGCTTCGAACATGGAAGGATTAGTTTAGTTAGAGGCGAGTGGAATAAGCAGTTTGTGGATCAGCTTCTAAACTTCCCTAACCCACAGGTCCATGATGACTTAATTGATGCCTTAGCCTACATCGATCAGATCGGTATCACAGAGTTTATAGGCGTACTGGATGAAGAAGACGGCTGGGAGCCTTTAGATGAAATATCCGCTTACTAAAATATGTATTAGGTGCGCTTGTGAAAAACCACTTGAGTTATTTCACAAACACAAAGAAATGAAAGATGGAAGATTAAATAAATGCGCCGAGTGTGTTGTTATTAGTGTTGCTGAATGGAGAAATAAAAATCCAGATGCTCGAAAAAAAGAACATGCCAAAGTAAGAGCTAAAAAAGGTTTTCAAACAAGAGAAGAATATTTAACTAAAAAGAAATCAAATGCAAAAGGTAAAAAAGCATGTGCTTTAGAACATTCTCATAAACGTAGATTACAAATTGGTAAAGTAAAATTAACTGAGTTTGATGAGTTTGTTTTTACTGAAGCTGCTAGATTAAAAGAGTTAAGAAAAACAGCCACAAATATTGAATGGCACATTGACCACATTGTGCCAATAAACCATAAAAATGCTTGTGGGTTACATAATGCTTTTAATTTACAAGTTGTTCCTGCTTTATGGAATGTGAGAAAAGGAAACAGGAATATGAACAGATTTTTTGACATATCAGGATACTAGGAGAAAGCATGAATTACGATGTTCAACTATCAAAAGAAGAAGAGATGGTTCCTCTAAACTGGGACTTTCTGATCACTAACGAAGGTGTGTTTGAAGTTATCAAGGAAGAGCTAGATGCTCTGTCCCCTTATTGCATGATGAAGATTATCACTGCAGCCAAGGGTGAGGGCTTGAAAGATGCTCAGATCTTCAAACCTATGACCAAGGAAGTAGAAGTAGAGTACGAGGAATTAGAAGGCAGTGATCCATTTGGTGACTCCACTAAGGACTAAACATGGCTGATTTTAAAGAAGATCCTATTTCAGAAGCAGATCGTGCTCTAGTTGAGTACGTTACCACTCACTGCGATAGATGGCGTGAGTTTAAGGAAGTAAACTACGAGAAGAAGTGGGACGAGTACGAGCGTCTCTACTACGGTATCTGGTCTGATGAGGACAAGACCCGTGAGTCTGAGCGTTCTAAGATTGTGTCTCCTGCTATCCGTCAGGCGGTAGAGAATAAGACCTCAGAGATCATGGAAGCTACCACAGGTCGTGGTGAGTTCTTTGAGCTTCAGGACAATGCAATGGACGAGAATAATATGTCCGTTGATGTTGAGATGATTAAGTTACAACTCCACGAGGACATGAAGAAGACTAAGACCGATAAGGTTTGGTCTGAGGTGGATCGTAACGCTGAGGTCTATGGCCTTGGTATCGCTGAGATTCAGGTTAAGACACAGCTTGAGATGGTTCCTACCATGCAACCACTACCAGGTGGACAAGGTGCAGCTATCGGTGTCACTGAGACAGAGCGTGTGATTGTTCCTACCAAGTCAATTCATCCTCGTAACTTCCTCTGGGACCCTAACTCAGACACGATTGACGATGCTTTGGGTGTGGCTGTTGAGGAATACACTAGCCTATTTAAGGTCGTACAAGGGATTGAGAATGGGGTCTATCGGAAGGTTAATATTGGTCCTGAGTATAGTGATAATAGTCTTGAGCCAACACAGTTGGATACACTCTATGAAGAAGATAAGGTCCGTATCCTCCGTTATTACGGCTTAGTTCCTCGTGAGTTCTTAGAGACTGTAGAGAATAATGGTGCTGAGGTAGCGGTTCTGTTTCCTGAAGACAGCCAAGCAGCAGACTACCAAGATTTGGTAGAGGCTGTAATCGTTATCGGTAACAACCAGTACCTGTTGAAAGCTGAGGCTAATCCGTACATGATGAAGGATCGGCCTATTGTCACCTACACACCAGAGAAAGTCCCTGGTCGCTTAGTGGGTATCGGCACAGTTGAAAAGGGCTACAATATGCAAAAAGCTATTGACGCTCAACTCCGTAGTCATCTGGACTCTTTAGCACTGACTACGGCCCCTATGATGGCAGCAGACGCTACAAGGCTCCCTCGTGGTGTAAACTACAAGGTCCAGCCTGGAAAGACCCTGCTCACTAACGGTAATCCTAACGAGATCCTGTTCCCATTTAAGTTTGGATCTACAGACGCAGGCAACATCACCACCGCCCAGCAGTTTGAGGTGATGCTCCTTCAGGCTACAGGAACCCTAGATAGTCAGGCGATGACCCGCTCTGTGGCCCAAGGAGAGGCTGGTGGAGCTTCTATGTCCCTTGCTATGTCTTCTATCATCAAGAAGAATAAGCAGGCGCTTATGAACTTCCAAGATGACTTCTTGATCCCTCTGATTAAGAAGGTAGCCTACCGCTATATGCAGTATGACCCAGAACGTTACCCTAGCCGTGACTTCACCTTTGTCCCTGCCAGCACCCTTGGCATGGTAGCTAGGGAGTACGAGCAACAGCAGTTCATTGGGTTGCTCCAAACCCTTGGTCCTGACAGCCCTGTCCTGCCCTTGGTCTTAAAAGGCATCATCAAAGGCTCTAGCCTGTCCAACAAGGAAGAGCTTTCGGCTGCTTTGGACCAGATGAACCAGCCTGATCCAGCCCAACAACAGATGGTAATGGCCCAACAGGAGGCTCAAATTGGACTTCTACAGGCCCAGATCGCTGAACTGCAGGGTAGAGCACAGGAAAGTCAAGCCAACGCCCAGGAGAGCCTTGCAAAGGCCCAGAAAACCAGTGTTGAGACCCAGCTCATGCCTGAGAAGATGCGGATTGATGTGATTCAGGCTTCTTCGACTAACCTTTCCAACGAGACTACGGATGACTTCGAGCGCAGGCTCAAGCTTGCCAACATAATCCTGAAGGAACGGGAGCTAAAAACCAAGGAAAACATCGTAGAAGCACAAACTGGTAGAAAAGTACAGTAAATACTTGACAAAACTCTAAAGTTGTGGTATAATTAATACATTGTTGTAGAAATACAACACAGTCCTTATAAGGAGAAACTGTGGACAAAGAATTACAAGCCTATTATGAGGCTAGATTTGACATGATGACCTCTAAGGGCTGGAAAGACCTCTTAGAAGACCTTCAAAAGGTAGCTGAAGTGTCAAGGGATTTAGACAGGTGTACCAGCGTAGAGGATCTGTACTACGCCAAAGGACAACTAGACATCCTAAACTTCATTCTTAAGCTCAAGCAAGCGTCTGAGGATGCTTACGAGGAGCTAGCAGCATGAAGCGGATATTTGAATTTAGGTGTGCTAAAGCACATCTTAGTGAGAAATTGGTAGACGATGAGACACGCAGCATAGACTGTCCTCATTGTCACAATGAAGCTGCTCGTATTATCTCGTCACCCAGAATCAGGCTAGAGGGCATCACAGGTGCGTTTCCTTCAGCTTACGATGCATGGGCTAGAAAACATGAGCAAGCAGCAAGAGCCT